CGGCCTTCCCCTACACTACGTGCAGGGGGACCCCCGACTTGCTGACGTTCCGTCGTGCGACGGAACTGCGCAGAGTCCGGCCGGAATACATCGAGATGGATGTGGTAGGCTGACTAATCGTGATGACTGGGGTTTCACGTGCCCTGAATGCCCGTTCAATCCGACCAAGCAGGCCGGAGATGATTTTGTCCGTGTCGCTCGTAAAGCTAACCCTGACTGGCGATATTCGACACGTTCGTTCAACTTGAAATATCCAGAACGTTGTCGCAAGTGTGAACGTGAAAAGAAACGCTTCCAACGCATGAACAAGCGGTTGGGTCGTATCTATGATGTTGCTGAATCGCTTAATGAAAAGCGATACCTGCGTCCCAAATTGATTACTTTTGCATTACCTTCAATCTGGACTTTTGACTCAACTGGTGAAAATCAAGTTGAGTTGTTAAAATCACGCCTTGCAGGAGCACGTAAAGTGCTCCTGGATCACGGCGTTCTTGGTGGTTCTTATGTCGTCGAATGTACGACGAGAAGTATCAATGATATTGGTGGCGTCGCATACAAGCACCATGCTCATATTCACATGGTTGCAATTGCTCCGTATATCCACAAAACGAAACTCAAATCATTTTGTGAAATTCTACTTCCATTAGGCCTCGGTCGAATAAACTACGAGGCACCTCGTGGTGTTGGTTCTCGCAAAAAAGTAGCGAGATACATTTCCAAATATCTGACAAAGGATAACAGGTCTTGTGCATCCTTTGGTATCATGCGACGCAAATCACTTCCGTGACTTGACTGATCCGACACGTCGGCCATTAACATACTTGTATTGAATTTTGGTTCCTTTTCGGAACTTTCCGCCATTAGACTTCTTGAAAAATGGCTTACCATACGTTGTTTTTGATTTTCCTTTTACAGCTCTACGAGAGCTGTAGGATTTTTGTTTTCGTCGTGGCATATCAGCATACTCCTTGTGCATAATTGAGACCTTGATTCAACAATCCTGTTGAGTAAAGCAGGATAGTTACAACCATCATCTCGATTCGGTTTTGCTTCAGCAATGTGAGAAGGCGGACGGGTAGGCTGACGTCAGCCAAGGTGTCGATGCACTGTGTAGTTGTGTCCGAGGCATCTGACCCGTCCATGATTAGCACCTCTCTGCGTGTACGCCATGGTAGGTGCCTTTCTTGACGTTCACAATGAATCGCCAAGATGTAGTGTATGTATTGTCAACACGAATGAGTCCAAATGGTACACATGCGCCTTTGACAATGTCTGTACGATCGCCTCCGGTTTGGTCACCGGTTGATAGGCGTCGTAGAACTGTTAATCCATTCTGATGTTCTCCAGCGTAAAAATCTGAATTGTATGGTGTTTCATCATTGTCAGTATCCAAGTTCCCTGCCAATGCCTGTGCGACGTCATCGTGTTGGCCGTCGAACAAATTGAGAATTGGGTCATCTTGATGACCACTTGGCAGTACTGGAAGTCCTGTTGGGTCCGGAATCGGACGAGACTTGTTGTAACTGTGAATCAAGCCAACTGAATTGTAAAATGGTGCAGTGCCTTGATGGTCACCAATCAAATGCATTGTCATTTGATTCGGTGCTTGTGAAGATTGTTCTGTATCCTCGAGCGACACGAGTTTACTGTAATTCCAATCGTCTTGTTGTATCAACGATTCGTTGCCAATAGATCCATAAAGACTTGGCAACAACTTTCCTTTGGAATCTCCATTCATAACGAGATTCCACTGTGTTGTGTCTAGTAGTACTTTGAAATCATGATACTTTGGCAGAGCAGTATCAACTAATTCGTAATTACGAATGAATGCATCCTTGCCACGACGATAAGCGTTTCGTGTCATGTATGTGTCGGGTGCAACTTTGACCTCGACATATCCTTCCTCGTAGTTTTCAACTTCGAATGAGTCTACGTAGTAGTAGACTCCTTGTCGGTAAAATTTTCGATTCATAGCTGACAGTGCCGCAGCAATATCCACGAAAAACGTGGTTGTTCCTGATCCAATATCGAAGACAAGTCTTCGCTCTGTTGGATTCTTTTTCTTATTCTTCTTTGCAGGTAAATTCGTGTCCATAGAACGGACATATGATGGGTCTTTTGAAACTGGGAGTTTCTTATATTCTCTCGCCATGGTGTAATAATAACACCAAGGGTCTATAATATTACTTGGTGAGATAAATGACAATGTCAGTTTATCTACCATTATACGACGCACGCTAGTTGATGCGTGATTATGTACCAAGCCCAGAGGACTTTTGTCCATGCTGCAAAAACGCAACGATCTACATCGTTGCAAACGAACGCCACTGCCTCATTGGATGCAGTGTTACCTCTCTGGAGGTGGCGTCTTGAATCGAGAATGGGTTTCAATGATGAAACAAATTCTCGCCAATTTGATTGAACACAAAATGTGTTCAACGTGCGACGCAAATTGGTTCAAATTCTGGAATAATGACGAGACCATCGGATACTACCGGCTTGGTGAACAACCGCCGTCAGATTGTCCAATCTGTAGTCCGCTTGACTCAGAAATCGAATCCGACCCTGAGTTTGTCTCGTCTTCAGAGAACTGGGTGAGTCTCTGAAAATATTGTCCCCTCTAACAAGTAAAGAGGCCCCACCGGCCTTCCCCTACACTACGTGCAGGGGGACCCCCGACTTGCTGACGTTCCGTCGTGCGACGGAACTGCGCAGAGTCCGGCCGGAATACATCGAGATGGATGTGGTAGGCTGACTAATCGTGA